TGCAGCATCCCAACACTCACGCAAATGCGAAGCAAGGCCGAGAACAACAGGATTAGCTTGGCGTGCTGCTACTTCCTTGTCGATAACTTCCTGTTCACGCTTACGAAGTTCTGAATTACTTACGACATTAAGCATTAAGAATACTCCTCTTCATCCCTATCCTTGTCTTCCGTTACAGTATCAGGATCGTTTTTATCTGTATAGACTTTACCACCGCTTTTGTACATACGAACTTTACGTTCTGCCTTCCCGCTTGTATCCATTTTTGGATTATCGGAGTATACAGTGTAAGGTTTACCACACCCGCATGGCATACCGTTCTTATGCATATCTACACCTTCCGCTTTGGCACTAAGCCGCCGTGTTTATATTTAGCTGCCAGATCAGGATTCATCTTTTGTTGAACGTTTTCTGGCAGCTGGGAGAAACCTTTATATGGCTCTGGTACTTTTCCGCCATGCTTATACATGCGAACTATACCGCCCTTCTTCATCTTTTTACCTTTAGGTGCTTCTTTCTTAGGATCAAAACCTTTTGATAGGAAAAATTGCATTAGGCTCATGCTATCAGAGGCTGGGCCATCAAAATATTCTGCGCGTAATTCTTTTTCTCTATTAGTCATCAGGTAACTCGCTTTCTTTACACACCTATAGTGTACACTTAAAGTTATACATGGCAACAAGTTTCAACGCAAGTAAAAGAATAACCCCCTGCAGGGGCAATCTGCAGGGGGTCAGAGAGGTAAACTATGAAGGTTGTCGCTATGACGCGTAGATTGTATCAAGTCCAGCCTGCTGCCGCAACTCTTTTAACATCTCTACGCTGAGGGATTACCGAACCCTCACCTGCAGTAGATACATGTAACATGAAGTATTGTAAAGCTTCAGCAACATGAGAGTGTTTATTTTTATCTATTGTGCCATTTTTGTGATGGAACCTGTAGCCGCCCATCATAGCAGCTTTTAACTGCGAGCACTTAGGATCTAGTAGAAACGCACTGTCGCCGTCTACATGCCGCATCAAGAAGTCATCTACCGCAGACAAACGTGCTGACACGTTGTTTGTCTTGGCTGATATAACTCTGAAACCCTCTGCTTTTATGATGTCAACTGCCGAGCGTTCGTCTGTTTGTGCCCGTTGTATACCAGCTGGATCAGTAACAACCAGTATAGGCGCACCACTAAAGCGTTCGTATAGTATTGGTTTGAGTATGGTGCGGACGAATCTCTGTATTCCCATATCGAAAGACACTGCCTCATCGAGAACCAAGACTCGCCCGCGAGGATCTTGTTGCCCTATAACTGCGGCTGGTGTCAAGCCCAAATCCATACCAACAACGACAGGGCGCACACCATTAAGAATAGGCTGCAAAGTTTCATCGGCCATGTGATAGTCTGGTCTGAAATACTTGTAGACTGGTTGTCCCGCTGAGCTGAGTCCGTATTCTCCGTCAATGAATACTCTGATATATTCTTCGCTACGTCCTTGGGTGTCATAATATCCATCTGGCAAATTCTCCACATTTTCGGCATGGATGCTTCGCCCAGACGGCTGTTTGAACACATCCCACCCGTTATCATTTATACTGACCCCGTCTTCTGGGTCTATTTTTTCCATCTGATAATACCACCATGTATCCATAGTCGGGGGGTTAGTGTCACCCCACATACCATGCCACGTTGGCCCGCCGTCTTTTTTAGATGGAAAACGCCCGATACGCTTAGACATCGCGTCTACGATCTCGGCGTTAATATCTCTGCACTCGTTAAACCATGCAAACGTAAGCTCTAATGAGTTCAGGTTTGCTACATCGTCTGCATCGTCGAGCGCACGAAACATAATCTCGCACTCAACATCGCCTACCTTAAAGAAATAAGTTTTAGTTGTACGCATAAACTGACCGCACGGGCCAGGTGGAAACCAATCAAGAAACGTTTTAATCGTCGTATCCGTAAGCTGGCGTACAGTTTCACGCACAACAGCACACCGCGATTTGCGTATACCTTGTTCGTTTGGCTCCTGTGCACTCGCCCGCCGCACAATCTCAAAACAACTTGCAACGGACTTGCCAGACCCAACCGGCCCCATAAGTACCCGCATCTTCGAATCTGACTGCATAAACTCCGTACAAGTCTTTGACGGTGTAAAGTCAATATCGAGAGGCATTCTCGTCTTCCTCCAATTTATTTAACGCATTTGCAAGTTCGTCTGCCGACATGTCAAGTATAGACTTCTGCTCCCACGGCATAGACGGTAGCGTTATGTTCTTCTTCTTTTCTTCTACTGACTGGCGTTTATACGCTAGCCATTCTTTCTCCTGTTCTGTCCAGCGCTTACTCATCCTGGCCAACCCATCTTGTTAGATAAGTCTGCATACTCATCCAACCATGTTATGTCCCCGCAAGTCTTACACCAGTTGTGTTCTATTGTATCTAAACCACAATGAGGGCAAGACTGTCGCTCTCTTAGGTGTATTGGCAAGGTTTCATCTAATGCAAGCAAACGATCAGGATTATCGAGGAGTACTATTGCATAAGGATTAGTCAATGTCTTTTTTCTCCTGATCGTCTGCTTATACCGCACGTTCAGTTGCGTGAGAACCCTCGCGCACCGTTCGCACTCATCCAGCGTCGAGAAGGTGGCCATCTTCTGCCCCTTGTAACTCTCCGTGAATCTCGTCAATAGGTTCGTGATCAATGACACTCGCTGTGTGGTCTTGACCTCCGAGATTAATTGTAATTTTAACTCCGCCACCTGCTGCCTCCGTGTTGACCTCGTTCTTCGGTTCTAGGCCACCCCACTTTACTGTTGATTTAATCAGGTCTGCTTTTACAGCCGCAGAAACATCTGGGCTGTGGATTAAAGTCCAGCTTGTTGTCAGGAGTTCTTCCGCCTGTGCTCGGGCCTTTAGCTTGAACGTCATACCTTTTTCACGAACTTCTTCGCGGTATGACTCGACCTTCTTTAAAAACACAGGGTCTTTGTTAAATACTAATAGATTACTGGCATCTACGCTGTGCCTGTCTTTAACTTCATCCAAAGTTTCACCGCTGCCTTCAAGCATAAGAGCCATATCGAAAGCTAGGCGGTCTGACCATTTTGTATGTTTTAACGGTAGTGTGTCCATAATAGGAATGTAATTCGTAAGCTACGGGGCTGTCAAGAAACTTTCAAAACTTTACACCTTTGTTTTTTCGGCTCTTGTTATGTGAGGTTTACTTATATGGGGGTGGGGGGTGCAATACAAATCCATGTGCCCCCCTGTCAATGCGTCCGTATACGCAAGCGCAAAACAAAAATAATAAATAATATAGCCTATAAAAAACCTAGTAAAACAGGCTAACTTGACATATTTGTAAAGTTATGGCCTTATGTAGATGTCGCTGATGAACAGTGACAGGCGGAAGCGGGGCTTCCCACACCCGCCACGCTATTTGACATTGTGGGTATATAGGAGAGTGTAATGAATACACGTTCTTTTGAGGGTCGCTTCAATGTTCGCTTGAACAAGGAAGCAGGTGCAATCAGCCTAGCCAAGGCTATCGACGGTAAATATGGTGCCGAAGATGCCGAGCAAGTTGCTAACTTGGTGGTCGAAGCCGCCAAAAAGCACAAGGCAAGCCTAGACCGCTGGAGCTTTTACATCAAGGGCGTCAGTCAAAATCTTGGGGATTCCAAGGTGATGGCGGCAACCGAGGTCGCAAAAGCGCTGAAGGCGGGACACAAGCCGGTCATCAAGGCTGGCAAGTGGGGCAAGCCAAGGCTGGATCTGGTCAACCCAGATGCACCGTCCGCGAAGACTAACGACAATATCGTTACTCTTTAACTCAACCAGCTGGGAGCTTCGGCTCCCAGCGATCAACCGGAGGCAACTATGGTCGAAAAACTAAGACGCTACTGTGTAGATTGGGTTGAGACAGGCACAATATACTTCAGATACTACAAAACTGAAGGTGCCGCGAAGAACTACGCTCTACACTTGATCCACGACATTGGGATACCAGAACATCAGGTCAATGTCATACAAGTCAAGTAACAACCAAGGGAGAGGCGGGCAATCGCCTCTCTCACTAACCTAAACAAAGTGAGGAAACTATGTACACATTAACTGAAGAACAATTAAAAACTATAATCGAACTAGCCACATTAGACGGATTCTATATTAGCCGAGAGGGATTTAACGCAGAATACCCGTTCGACTGTAGCAAGAAGAAGATTACTAAAGAAACTAAATTCCGACCACTAAAAAGACAGCTAGAAGCATACGTCAAGAAAGCAAAGAAATAACGGGAGCCGCAAGGCTCTCTTTTTTTGTGTCAAGTTTCTACTATTTTGTGTGTTTTCCCCCATTGCTCGGGGGGTTTTGGCTCGCTCTAATGTAAGCTTTTAGTACTATCTATACTATCTAACACTAAGTTGACACAGTATTGGGGGTTTTAGATACCTAAACTATACATTCGTATGACAGTAAGGCCATATAAATCAGTATATTACGAGCCATATGTATAGTAATAG